AAGTTACAACAAAATTACACAGACGTAACAACTGACAATAAACCATTGCAGCCAACAGTAATTCAATTAACAGACGAACAAATTAAAGACGCAATTAAAGATTTGTAAATGAATGATTTAAACTATAAAAGTCTATTAATCAGAGAGTTAGCGAAGTCTGATTTTTGGGCTTTTTGCGTTTATTACGACACAGACTTCTTCCGCCACAAACGCCGCTTTTTAAAAACCGTAGCAATAGCCTTTCAATCCGTCATCGACAATTACAAATCAGGCAAAGCAATAAAAGTAAGCGTATCAATGCCACCACGAGCAGGCAAATCATATATAACATCACTCTTTGCAGCCTATTGGTTGGGCACGTTTCCTGAACTATCCGTAATGCGAAATACCTGTACGTCAACACTATACGATAAATTCAGTTATGACACTCGAGCCGTTGTGCGATCCGACAAATTTAAAGAAGTATTCCCAACGCTTGAACTTGCACCCGATAAACAGAATTTATGCGGGTGGTCGCTAACAACTGCCAAACAAGTGAGCTATTTTGGTGCAGGTGTTGGCGGTTCAATTATCGGCTTCGGTGCAAACTTAGCAATCACCGATGACCTATATAAATCAATGCAAGACGCACTATCAACCACCGTGCAGCAATCGATAAAGAGTTGGAAGCAGTCAGCCCACGACAGCCGCAAAGAAAAACACTGCCCGGAAGTTTACATCGGAACACGGTGGACAAAGGATGATATAATTGGCGAAGCAATCGACACAAATGAACTTGAACACGTGATAATAATTCCGGCACTGACAGACGATGACAAATCATTTTGCGAGGACGTAAAAACAACCGAAGAATATTTGAAAATACGTGAATCAATCACACCATCGATATGGGCAGCGGAATACATGCAGCAACCTTACGACATTGAGGGCACATTAATACCTAAAGAAAGCATTAAATTTACCGACTATCAACCACCCGAAAAAGATATATCATACACCTTCGCCGTATGCGACCCAGCCGACAAAGGAGGCGATAAGTATTCATTTGCAATAATTCAGGTAGTAGCAAATGAAAGCAACGTTTACTTTTTTGTGAAAGACGTTATACATTCACAAATAGGTATCGAAGAAAACACATACAGAGCCACTGATAGGATTAACGCCAACAAAGTGGAACAACTAATCGTCGAAGCAAACGGAGTCGGTCTTGCGGCTGTAAAGCTGTTTAAAATTAAACTACCACAAAGCACCAAATTATCACCAATTACAGCATCGGCACAAAAAGAAGTACGCATACTTTCAAATTATGAATTTATTCAGCAGTACTTCATTTTCAGCTCAGAAGCCGAAACAACTAACGCCGAATATAAATTATTTATTAATGATTTGACATCATACACCAAAGACGGCGACAACAAGCACAGAGCCGATGCGATTGACGTACTCTCCACAGCATCAGAATTTGTTAAACGAAAATATAAATCAGTACTCTATGATTTACACAGTTGAAGAATATCGCCAACGCTACCACCCGACCAAATCAGCGAAATCTGTTATCCGTTTGATAAAATCAAACATGATACCAACGTGCCATCAGTGCCGCAAATTAGGTAACTGTTACGTTATAAATGTTATCACTTTTTCAGAATATCAAAAAGTTTTGTCCGACAGCGGACAAAACCTTAACCAAAAATAAAAAACTCACTTATATTTGCGAAAAAATAAAACGCAAACGATGGGTTTTTGGGATTCCTTCATACGTTCAAAGCAGGTTCAGATAATCGAAAGAGAAGTTGACAATGCTAACTACACTTCTGAGAGTGTCGGAAATATCGACATACCAGTAAAGCTGAAAGACGACAATACATTCTTACTTGCGAACACCGTTTCAGAAATATATCACCCTATTGATTTCATTGCCGACAGAGCATCAAAACTACGTTTCTTCATATCCGACAAAAACGGAAAAGAAATTGAGCAACCAGATTACACACGTTTTCTAAAAGAAATCAATCCACTGTACAGCTTTTCAGACTTATTCTATCAGGCAGTGTTCAGCTATCTGTCAACCGGTAACGTTTTCAGCTATGCCACAGTGCCATCAAGTTACCGCAAGCCGTCCATCAGTTCAATATCAAGAATAGATATTTTACGTCCTGATTTAATTGCAATCAAAGAATACAGAAATGTAAGCCCTTTGAAAGTAATGTCATTCAATGATTTGATCGAAGAAATAAGGTATTACAATTTCAGCTCCAACGAAGGCTATTTCGACCGCTTGCCTGTCCCGACAGTTAAGATACTGCAATATGACCAAACACGGCAAGAAGATAGTCAACTGTTAGCACGTTCACCATTGTTTAAATCTGTTCGGTCTATCAATAACCTGTTAGCGTGTTATTCCGCAAGATACAATGTTTACGCAAACAACGGAGCAGCGGGTTATTTGGTTAAGAAAACAAACAGCACCGGAATAGATGCAGCCGTTGGTGGTGACCGTGAGGATATACTAAAAGACATTAACAACCGCAACGGAATAACAGGACGGAGAAACTTTTGGGGAATATCAGGCGTGCCGTTGGAATTTGTAAACACCTTAGCCGACATTCAGAAATTAATGCCATTTGATGAAACGTTGGAAGATACGATTAAAATCGCTTCCACATTTCAAATCCCGGCAGTACTTGCAAGCCGCAAAGACCAATCAACATTCGACAATCAGGAAACAGCAGAGCGTGTTGTATGGGAAAACACTATCATGTCAGTTGTTCAAACCGTGTGCGAATTTTTCACAAAGACAGCACACTTAGACAAAGCAGAGTTATCAATACAAGCCGATTACTCAACTGTTAGCTGTTTGCAAACCAACGAAACACAACGGCAGGCAGCCATCGCAGCCGAATTAGCAAACGTTCAGACATTGGCAGCAATCGCACCCGAAACCGACACCAAAAAACTAATTGAAAAAATAATGATTAAATACGATATGATATGAAAGACGAAGAAATAAAAATCGACAAATATATTTGCAGGGCGAAAATCAGCACACCAACAGAAGCCGATGCCGACTGGGATTTTGAAGCCGTTGCCGTTCCGTTTGAAAACGGACAAATCAGATACAGTTACGAAAACGATGAGTATTTCAATCAGGTGTTAGGCGTTGAGCGTGAAAACATCGACAGCAAACGACTTGAAATCGGTTTGCCACTTTTCGATAATCATCCTTATGACACCTCAGCCCTCAACATTTTAGGCATAACAACAACGTATGACTTTGACGAACGTGGTTTAGTTGTTCGTGTTAAACTTGGTGCCAGAGCCGATGAAGCATTGAAATCAGACATAAAAAACGGCATTATCCGCAGCGTTTCAATCGAAGGAACTATTGACAAATACGAAATCACACGAAGTCAAAACGAATATCCTGTTTACAAAGCTATCCGTTGGACGCCTGAAAGTCTATCACTTGCACCAGTGCCAAATGACGTAGGCGCAAAAATAGAAGTTGCACGGTCGAAATTCATTGAAAAAAATGAGCAGGAACTAATCGAAAATGCCAAACAAGAAACAAAATACAGCAAACTGATACAGAAATTTTAAAAAGAAAACAAATAAACACTGAAAACAAAATGAAAAAAGAAAAAGTACTTGAAATCGTGCGTGGCAAGGCTACCGCCGATTTGTTACCCGAAGAAATAAAAATGTTCACCGCCATTGGTGAAGCATTAGAACTCGAAGAAGTAGAACGCAATGCAGCTATTCAGAAACTCGCTTCCAAAGTAGGCGTTTTTGAGGAAGGCGAAAGCGCATCAGACATCCTACGTAAAGTATCGCAAAAGGTTGAAAGCATGGAACAAAATGTAAATCGTGGATTTAGCGAAAACACGAAATACAACCTGAAAAAAATGCTTGAAGACCGCCGTGATGAAATCGTTGCAGCCCGCAAAGGTGGAAACGGTTGGGCTATTGAATTTAAGGCAAAACGTGGAGCTGCCGCCTTAATGACAACAGCATCCGTATTGTCAGGAGCATCAGCAATAAACAACACCAACGTATTTGACGATATGGAGGTTGCCGTTATTGCTTACCCTGCCAACTTCATAATCGATGCAATCGGTGGACGTCAGGTGTCGAAAGTTCCTCAAACATGGTCTTGGAAGGAGCAAACAACCGAAAGCACCAACACAGTTGCAGCCGTTTCAGAAGGAGCAGAAAAAACACTTGCTGATAAACTGTTCGTGTGGAAATACGCAACCCGCAAGAAATACGCAGGTCGCATTGAGTTTACCGAAGAACTTACCTATGACATGGAACAATTGTTCATTATGATTGTCGAAATGTTCGAACAACAGGTAGTTCGTGCATGGAACGCAGGCGTTCAGACAGACCTATTAGCGTGGGCACCGTCTTACACAAGTTCAGCACTTGACGGATACTTTGCAAGTCCGGGCATTTCTCAGGTTATTCAGGCAGGTAAACTTTGGGTATCTGACAACAACTTTGAAGCCGACATGGTTATGCTTAACCCTGCCGATGCTGCAAAAGCAATGATTATGCAAAACTCCAATGGCGACATTTCTTACGTTCCCGAAGCAGTTGCATTTCATGGTTTACGTCCGTTCATATCGAACAACGTACCAGCCGGCACAATCGTTGTAGGAACTTCGAACATCGTAAAAGAACAACACAGTGCATTTATACTCCGTCGTGGTGTAACAGGTACACAGTTCTACGAAAACGAAGAAACAATCGTGGGTGAAGTATTCTCGAACCTAAAATTGCCTACAATCACCAAAAACGCTTGGTGTAAACTTGACACCGCTACCGTTCTTGCAGCTTTGACAAAGGAATAGGATAATATGTCCCTGCGAAAATAACTAACAAATGGCAGCACGAAAGTTGAAGGAAGCCGAGCCTGTAAAACAAGCGGAGCTTCCACTTTCAGGAATGGTTGAAATAACATTACTGAAAACAGGAACAAAGCACGAAGTAACAGTTGAACTCGCACGAACACTAATCAATAAAAAAGCAGCTATATTGTAAAAACAAATTAAAAGGTAATTCAGTCAAACAGGGTTACCTTTTATTTTTAAGAAATTGCAACAATGGAAAATCAAATCACAACGGATTATTTTTGGGGAGCGTTTGCACTACCATATATCAATCTGACAGGAACGACAAGTTATGCCTCAGGGCAGGCAATCGACAAAGAACAACAAGAACTTGAAAGATATATCACCAAATATCAAAAGGAATACCTCACGAAGCTGTTCGGGGGTGAACTAATTCCCGACGAGGTTGCACACCTTGTCAACGATGCCTATGCAAAGTTCAGCCCGATAACAAACTATGTATTCTGTAAAGTACTGCCGTTTTATCAATCACGAGCAACCGCAGCAGGTGAACAGATTAAAACCTCCGAACACTCAACAAACACAAACTATCAGGATAGACTATTTTTGATATGGAATGACATGGTACGCCAAAACGTTGCAATCCGTGAGGTGCTTGTTAATGCCGGACTTGATACTGACTACCCGACAGACTACAACGACATGATATATAAAATTCAATATTACGTTTGATATGGCAAAGATAACAGATAAAACCAAACTCAAAGAAATGGAGAGGCTTGCCATACTGATAAACCTTGCCGATGTAGATATACTGAAAGAGTGTGCCAAATATCCACTACCCGAAAAAATCAGAGGCATAAAACCGGTTGCATTTGCAGACGTGCCGTTTATAAATTTGGCTTGGTTGTGGGATATAAAAGACAGTGCCGAGCGGATTATGGCGATATGTGAGATATTCTTCTATCCACAGTTGCCGAAATGGAAGCGAAAACTGTATAAACATTCTGATAAATGGGCACAACGTTGGTTACTGAATTGTCCGTTAATAGACTTTTATAACTTCGCAAACAGCGTAAACGAATGGATACAGCGTGAGGCAAAGGACTATTCAAACATGAAAATTGATTTAACTAAAGAAGAGAGAGCAGCAGGATATGGCGACCCCGACCCGTTGGCAGTCAAAAAAATGATAGACACTTTCGCCCGCCGTCAGGGATTTGCAGACATGGACGAAGCAGCCCGGCAACCGAACGTTGTTTATAAGTTCGTTTTTAAAATAGACATTGAAAACGCAAACAAACAACGGAAATATAATAAAGTAATATCCGATAAAATCAACAAGAAATGACAACCTTTGACACCATATTTGAAGCAGCAGCCAAAACAGCGGGTTTATCATGGCTTTTTGTTTTCGATAATAAAGACCGCAACATAAAAGTAGATAGAGCAATGGAAACATTGCCTTGCATACTTCGCTCATTCAATGAAACATTGCAACCTATGTTCGACCCGATGCAGCGTGTTGAGCGTGAAATGTCGCTGTATATTATCCACGTTGGATTTACTAAGCATACAAGCGAACAATTAAACATCAACCTTGAGGATATAATGACCCGCTTTATCACATTTAGGGAAGCGATGCGAACCGCAGGTGTTGAGGTAACAATAACGCAAAAGCCGTTCCCGAATTGGGAACAAACGAATTATAATGAATACGGTTATGTATTTAATCTGAGATGTAAATATTCGATATGCCAGAATTAACAGGATTAAAATCAGTTATCACAAGCGGTGTATTTGAAGAGCTTGAAAGCGCACGAAAACAAGTTCAGGAAAATATCCGAAACGCATATAAAATCAATGAATATATGCGTGGCGTTGCTGACACATTACATACAGAAAAAGAAAGCGAAGGAGCTTCGCTGTGGGGGTGGACGTATTTTGAAAATGTTGAAAAAGGAATACCTCCACTGATACAATTTGCGCCACTTCGCAACATGGGAGTAAAGCAAAAAATTTACGATTGGTCTATTGCAAAAGGAATAAGTTTTGAAAGCGACAGTAAACGGCGAAGTTTTGCGTACTTGTTAAGAAGAAAAATATTGTTTGAAGGTACAAAAATGTATCGCAGCGGTGGAAGAAACGATATTTATACACCAATTTTCAACAAAGCAATTGAAAACATAGAAAACAAAGTAGTAAACGCAATAATTAACACAAACATATTAAAATGAGAACCATAAACCACACAGGAGCAACATCACCGTTTAATTTCACAGTAATTGCACCTGATGAATACACATACATTTTCAGTCCTAATTTCTTCGAGATAACGCTCGGTGCAGGTTATGCAGCCACACAGGAGGTATCAATCGCCTGCAATGGTATCACTTTAAAGCGAAACTGCATTGACCGATATTGCCGTTTCGATTTGTCATCTATATTTGAAAGTTTCTTTGCCGATAGTGATTTTGCTATTGATTATGATAATGTAGCAGCCGACCCATTTTTTGCAGGTTCAAAAACAATAACAATTACAGCCGACACAGGCGAAACTGAGGACGTTGATTTTGACTTACGTTGGGGTGTATTTCAGTTTGATGAGCCTGAACCTGTAACACTAATCGGTCAGTGGTTTCCATTTTGGGCTAATATGCCATTAGTTTTAAATACATGGCAGCACCATGATATTGTTGATATTGCAGATGATAATTATACATCACCAACAAAAACATATCCTGTTGACGAGGACGCAGATTTTGTATTTACAAGTTCAATAAATGAAGGAGGCAGCCCACAGACTTATTCAATTGTCGAACAAATATATTTTAAACTTCAAACATGCCCGACGGACGGACACTATATTTCATGGATTGATATGCACGGGCAAATAAGACATTACATGTTCGAACGCAACCGAAACAATGAAATTACAACCGATATAAAAACAGATAACGAACTGCCATTATATCCAATTTCGTTGGACGATTCCATTAACGGACGTATTAAGACCGTCAGCAAATCAAAGCAACGTAAATTCACAGCGTTCGCAAGTGTGGATTCAGACATTTTTGACATTGTGGCTTCCATTGCAGCAAGTCCGATAGTTCGTTATTATGCAAACGAAAAGTGGATTTCGGTAACAATTTCCGACATGACAATAACAAAATCAGACCGTTGGACGCAAGATATACAATTTGAGGTATTACTTCCCGCAGATTACATACAAAAAAGATGAGAGAATTATTTATAAATAGTAAACTTGTTGATATTGATAGCGATACACGAATAACGCTGCAATATAAATCATTTCTGTTTTCTGGTATATCGGAAATTACAAGCCCGCACACGTGGACTGTATCGCTACCAATAACAGCAAGAAACAAGAAAGTAATTGAACAGGCGCAATCACCAGACTATTCAGGCGACTATCCATACTCACAATATACAGTTGATTACTACTCGAAAAGTTTACGACTTATAAACGGTGGCAAAGCAACGCTAACAAGCATAACCGACCGTATAAACTTCGTGTTTACTTTCGGGAAAATCTTTGAACTAATCAAGGAACTCGAAACAAAGAAACTCACTGAATTAACAGAGGGTGGAAGCGATTACTTGGAATGGAATAGAAGCATGAACCTTAGCCGTCCGGTATTTGAATACATGGACGAAACAGCATTTGGCTTTAAAAATTGGTATAATTATACAAACGAAGATAGAACGTTCACAAGTCATGCCGATATGCCGTTTGCGGTTACGCATCCCGCAATCCCTTTGTCGTGGATAATTGATAAAATTGAGAGTGAGTTTTCAATTACAATCACTGATTTAGGACTGACGGACATTTGCATACCCATAACAAAAACGGACGGAATAAGCACTATTTCAGTTTGCGACATGAACCTTGCCACATCGATAACAAGAGAAAACACGGTTGACAAAAAGATAAAATTTACAGCCATATCAGGCGTATATTTTAAGCTCGGAAGTACAGGAGTTAACATTTTGCCGAATGGTATTGTTAACTCGAAGTATGCCATTACGGCGGACGTTGAAGTATTTGCAGCAACAGGAAACACAATAAATTTAGTTGTTGAGGATGCCGAAGGAAATGCAACGATAATTGAAGAACTATCAGAGGCAGCAGGCGAATACACTGCTATCGGTGTTGAGTTTGATTTTACAAAGACAGACAGCAAAATTTATCTCGAATGTTATCATAGTACTATCATCACTTATGCAACGTTAACAATGACCATATCACCTCTGACCGCTCAATACAGCTCAGACACAACAGGCGGATTTTTTCCTATCATTCCGAACTTGCCCGACATGACATGCTCAGAATTTATAACTGATTGCATGATTTATACAGGTAAATTCCCATTTATAAACGATATTGATAGTTCAGAGATACTTTTCAGAGGGGCTCAAACATTGATTTCAAATGTTGGCACAGGCTCACTCGATTGGTCGGGAAAGTTAATCGATATAACAGAAATAAATTATCGTTTCGGGGACTACGCACAAAAAAACAGCATAGACTACAACGATGGCGAAGCAGGTGAAGTAAACGGAACAGTTGGTTATTTAAACGTACAAAATTCATTTCTTGAGCCTATTAAAGAATTGGCACGAATGAAATTCAATGCAGCAAAACCAATCGTGGGACATATCCGACTAAAACCAATAATTGATTTACCGTTATACGACATAAGCGTGCAGTCGGGTGTTTTAATCACCAACAAAAAGGACATTGATAAATCATATCTCGGAAAAATCGCAGCACGGTATGTTTACTTTACCAAAGCAATGAAATTCAGTTCCATAGTTCAGAATACAGAATACACAGCGTTGCAATCATTGATTTTAAAACCACGTGTTATCAAAGCAAATGTAATGTTAAATGCAGTTGATATTTTCAACCTGAACATGGAAAAACCAATTTACTTTAAACAAACAGGTAAATATTATGCGATATTAACCGCTCAGGTAGAAGAAGAAGCAGCAACAGAACTCGAACTTTTAGAAATACAATAAAATCATGTCAGAAAAGAAAATAATTGAAATAGAAGTCCCGATTGGTGATGCAATTCAGACAATCGACCAACTGACAAACAAAATAAACGAACTCAAAGCAGCCGAAGGACTTGAGGGCAAACAGCGTGTACAGAATGAATTAAAGATAAAAGAGTACACCCGACAGCGCAGGGTGTTAATGAATGAGGTCGGCAATGAAATAAAAGGTACTCAACAGGCGATGGGTGCATATCAAAAGTTGCAGGCAGAATACTCAAAAGCAGCACAAAAAGCGAAGGACTTAGCAATCGCTCAGGGTGCAGGTTCAGAAGCAGCAAAAAAAGCAGCCGCTGCAGCCAACGAAATGCAACAACGACTTAAAGAAGCTGATGCAAGTGTGGGGCAATATCAACGTAATGTAGGTAATTATAAAGATGCATTATCCGGTTTGCCCGGACCAATGGGGCAGGCTGTAAATTCAGTAAAACAACTTTCAGCAGCTTTCAAATTATTACTTTTAAATCCCGTTGCTTTGGCAATCATGTCAATAGTCGGAGCTTTAGCGTTACTCTATAAAGCATTTACATCAACAGATAAAGGTGCAACAATGTTGGCAGGTGTAATGAAAGCATTGAGTAACGTTATGGACGTTTTACTTGATAGAACAATGTCATTTTTTAAGATATTAGGTTCAATAGTAACATTTGATTTTAAAGGCATGAGACAAAACGCTCAGGATGCTTTCGGCGGTGTTGCTACTGCAATCAGGGATGCCGCCGCCGCAGGTTATGAATATGAGCAACAAATGGATTCAATAAAAGACAGAGAAGCCGCTTCATTGATTCGGTCTGCCAAACTGCGTGCTGAAATTGAAACGCTAAAAAATCAGGCAAAAGACGTAACAAAAACGTATGCCGAAAGAATAAGGGTTAACGATTTAGCGATGAAGAAAAGCATTGAATTATTTAACATTGAAAAAGGATTCCAAAAGGAAAGATTTATTGCAGAACGCAATAACATCGCATCAATGATACAAGTGCAGGGGATGAGCGTTCAACAAAAACGGCAACAAATTGATGAATGGTTAAAACTTGACGACCGACAGATTGAACAATACTCGAAAAATAATGCACGATTCAGGGAATTTTACAATAAAAATGAAGCCGCTTTTCAGGCATTACAAAAACTTAAAGCAGAAGATTTTCAAAAAGATTCAGAATTCCAAAGAGAAACAAGACGTTTGCAAACGGAATCTTTTTCATTCAGAAGTCAGCTATTAAAAGAAGAACAGGCAGCATCTGGTAAAGCTACAGAACAACGCACCGCACGTTTAGAGCAGGAACGCAGGGCACGTGAGAATATGATTACTGAACTGAAAGTACAGGTTAAGGCGTTCAATGTTGAAATGGATAAACTCAATGCCATCGTTCAGCAACAAATGGGACAGCATTTTGAAAACCTAAAAAAGCAACTTAACGATACAATCCCTGTTTTAAAACAAAACTTTGAAAACTATCTATATAATAAACTCGATATTGCACGGTTATCAGGACAAGGCGAAGCGGACGCACAACTTGAAATCATGCGTTGGCAAATGCAACAGGAGTTGTCGGTTAAGGATTTAACGGAACAACAGAAATTAGCTATTACTGAAAAATATAAACTGCAAGAACAGAAGCTAAATGAAACAATCATAATGAATAACGTTTCTATGCTTGGCTCTGCTTTAGGTGATATTTCAGGACTTCTAGAAGAAGGCAGCAAAGAACAAAAGGCTATTTCATCTGCTCAGGTTGCAGTTGATACAATAACCGCAGCATTTGCAGCGTACAAGGCAGGGGTTGCTTCGGGTTTGCCAACACCGTTTAACTTCATAGCAGGGGGAACGCTTGCAGCGATTGCCTCAGCAAAAGGAGCAAAAGCGATTAAAGACATTTGGGCAGTTGACGAAAAAGGAACAACCTCAGCACCAACGCAAACAGCCACAGCAATTCCTGATTTAACTTCAAAAATGTCATCACCACTAAACAGAGGTGTTTCTGGTGTTGCAGCTATGGGAGGTGCAAACGTGATAACCTCAGCACCATCGACAGGTTCAACGCTTCTAAACTATGATGCAATGGCAAATGCTATGACATCAGCAATGTCAAAAATGCCCGCTCCTGTGGTGTCAGTTGTGGAGTTGAACAAAAAATCAAACAATGTGAAATTAATTGAAAACATTTCAACGTACAGCCGTAAATAAAATAATGTCCGACAGCGGACAAAATCAACATAAAAAACTGAAATCAGACTTATATTTGCGAAAAATAAAAAACTAAAACAATAATAATATGCCAGCACCTTGTATTTCTACCGCATTAGATTCCGCAATCAACGGAACTTGCACAAGCCAAACCATCGGGATTGAAAAAGAAGCCATCCTGATACCGATGTCGTTAATCGATAAATCCACACTTGCATACGATTCAGGAACTGTAATCGTGAACAATTTTGAACTATTATCAGGTAACGGAGTGAAAGTAACCGTAAACGGTGATATGCCGTTCAAAGAGTTTAAAATTGATGGTTCGATGGGTGATTACGTTCAACTGTTTGAAACCGCTTTTGGTTTTCCGATACTTGATAACAGCCCCGCAGCTTCGAAACAAATCATGCAACTCGGTAACGACCGTTACGTTGCTATCGTTACATTCGTAGGCTACGAAGCAGAAAAGAAAAACAAATACGGAATTATCGGTCTCAATCGTGGTTTAGTATTTGAAACATCAGCCACCGCTTACGACAATGCCGAAAATCCTGGTACCCAAATCATGCTAAAAGAAACCGCAGGACGTGTTCACTTGCATTACCTTTGGGCATCAGCAGGCGAAGCCGCAACAGATGCCATCGTAGCAGGTTTACTTCCAGCTTAAAATTTAGCTAACAATGGAAGCGGAAGAAAAACGGAATGTTTATCGTGAAATGTTGAGCCAAAAGCGGCTCAGCATTTCCGACAAAACGTTCATTGAAGCCGAATACGAAAGCACGTTCAACCGAAAGTTGAACGTAAAAAGCGACTGCCGTAACTGCTACAACGATGCATTGATTGAACTTTACAGTTTAAAACGTGAATACAAACTCAAAGCAGGTCAGGTGGTTGAAATTGACGGAAAGTACTATAATCGGCACACGCTGCCACAAAATTACACAAAATGAGCAGATGTTTTAATGACTATTTAAATACAGCTATCGGGAGCGATTGCCCGCCGATTATAGCAATTGAGAATGAGGGTTGGTTAATGCTTCGTTCTGAAATCACAGGGCGAACAATCACTGACGCTGCATGCGACTTTCCACCAACTGGCACGATCATAAAAGTACGTGTTCCGGGTGATTTACCATACAAGCCAAAAGTTGACGGCACACGCACTGAATTTGGATTACAGAAATTCGACAAAACCGTTGAATTTTTCTTCATTGAAAACAGTCCGTTGACCGTGAAGCAAATCCAACAACTTATCAATGAAAAATGGGTACTTGTGTTGAAGGATTTTTCAGGGCAATATATGGTTTTCGGACTTGAAACAGGTTTACGCTTTGCAACAAGTTCGCAGGAACTTTCGAGCCTTGAAACTCACGGTGGCGTGTTGGTAACAATGAAAGAAATCGGGTGTATTGTTCCGATGATGTTCGCGGAAGCGGGTGGTGATTTGATTAATGCACTGTTGAATTCATTCCCTGAAGTAGGGGATGAATATGGGGGCGGAATAGTAGCCATTGCTGATTCCGTCAGCGGCGAATTGGTGATTGTTCCTAATGCGGAGGCAATAGCAACGATTGCAGGCGGAGACCAATACTCGTGGGATGATGCAATAGCGTTTGCAGCAGCTTATTCTGACGGAGTTAATTCAGATTACAGGTTGTTAACGAATGCAGAAGCGGTAGCTATACTCGGTAATGCTGAATTAGTTGCACAGTTAGGATTACCCGGTTTCGATGACCCTCTTGTTCCATATTGGACGACAGAGGAAGTTGATATAGATTATGCTTGGGGATTTAATCCAAATGGGCTAATTATTGAAGATTCTGATAAATCTGGTTATTATTACGCACTCCCAATCCGCAAAGTAAACTTTTACGGTTTGCCGTTAATTGAAAGTGAGTTCGGAGGCGGTTTGGTTTACGATGTTGTGGCTGCAACGAGGACGGTTGAGATA